TACTTATTTAACAGATGCATCCTCTTATCTAGAAGGGGATGCTGACTGGGATTCAGCCTCTTACGAAGAGCAAGAGCGATCGCTAGTCACTGCGACTAGACTTCTAGATAATATGCTTTGGGCAGGGACGGCGGTTTCCGCCTCCCAGCCTCTGGCGTGGCCTAGAAAAACTTTTAGCTTCTTCGACCCTGTTCTAAATCTTTATGTTCCTGTAGAAGAGGGTGAAATTCCAATAAGACTTCAAAAAGCAGTGTCTCAACTAGCTTTACATTTAATTCGATATCCTCAAGTAGATAAGGGTTTTGAGCAGTCTTTTGACTCCATTACCATAGGGCCTATTTCACTATCAAATTCTGATGGTAGCAAAGATCCAGGCATGATTCCTTCAATTCCTATGCAAGTGCAAAATCTAGTAAATCCTATGCTTCTAGCAGGAGGTACTCAAGTATGGTGGAGATCTAACTAATGGGGCTAAAACAAATAATAAGCTCTGCTGTTGACTCTATTTTTCTGTCATTATCAGACCTTTTAAAATCCGGTAAACTAGAAGGTAAGGTAACTGAAAGCTTTGACTTTTCTAGCAAGAAACTTATTTCTGATAAGTACTCTTTTAATGTTAACTTTGTAGAACTTACTAGCACAGTGCTGGAAGATGGTTCTGTTAAAAAAGAGTTGCTATTTAGAGCTAAAGACTTAGATCCTTCTTTATACTCTGTAGTTAGCTACGATAATCAAACTTTTAGATTTGAGTCTGTAGCCCAGTATGAGGGTGCATTAATTATTACTGTAAGGAGCGCCTAAATGTATTCAGAAGTGATTAATTGTTTCTATGACTTACCAGTAAATAACAACAAACTTGCAGGCTTTCAAGTTTTTCCTGCAGACTATAAAGGTGAGCTTCCAAAACCTCCTTTCCTAAAACTAAATATTGTTTTTAGTCCTGCCTCACTAGAGGCAACTAGCGGAACAAAGAAAGTTTCTGGGGTGGTTTTAGTTAGCATTTATTATGAGTCTGGTGGTGGACAGCTACAAGCTAGTGAAATATCAGAATTACTAAATGATATCTTTGAGAAAAAACTACTTAACTTTGGAATTCAAACTAAAGTAAGTTCATTACAATTTCTAGGCACAGATAAGAATGACGCTAGTTTGTCTAGGGCTGACTACTCTGTTCCGTTTAGTTACTATGGAGAATAAATAACTATGGCTTTTCAAACTTCTATTACAGCTACTCAGTTCTCACACGCTATGGTGTCGAGAGAAGCTGTCCCTGCTTCGCTAACAGAGTCTAACCTAAAGGCCTGCTTTGCAGCTCCTACTACAGGTGACTTCGTTGAGCTTCCTGATATTCGTGACATGCCATCGTTTGGCACGCCTTCTAACCTAGTTAAGGTTCCAGTTTATGGCCAGGCTCAAACACAGTCAATTGGTGCTCAGTCAGATGCTCCCGACCTTGAATTTACAGTCAACTACATTCCAAGCAAGTGGGCTAAAAATAACGCTACTTTTGAGACTACAGGTACTATTGGTGATGCTGTTGGTGACGGTAAGGTTAAAGTTTTCCAGATAGCACTGCTAGGCTCTCAGCCAGCTAGCTTACTAGCAAGTACTGCTGGTATTGGTACTGTTCCAAATACTTTACTCTATTTCTTGGGCAAGATTGAATCAATTCTAATCAATCCTTCTAGAGATGACGCTATGACAGCTACTGTGGCTGTCTCTATTGTATCGGACTTCTATGGTCCTTATACACTATAGCATAATAAGGATTAGGGGGCTGATCAGGCCCCCTCTATCAACTATATACAAGGATCAGTTATATGGATATTATTAACAAACCATTTTCTATGGAATATGTGCTTAAAGAAACTATAAAGCACATTCAAAAATCTATTGATATTTCAACTCAAAAAACTATTTCTAGACTAAATGATTTTGAAGGGCAATCAGAGAAAATTAAGGAAATTATGGCAACTCTAGCAAATCTCAATAGGATTAATGCTGTTGTAGCCTCAATCAAAGACAATAATAAAGAATTATTTGGAGATAGGTAATTACTATGAAGCATTTAGTAGGTAAGGTGAAAACTGTAAAAGTCCCTTTCATGGATACAGAAACTGTGGAAGTGCGTAAACTTTCAGTTGCACAAGTTAAAGAATTTCAGGAAGAGCTAAAAAGAGTAAAAGATTTAGAGGATGAAAATTCAGGCCTTAAAATTCAGCGGTCGGTTATCCGCATGGCTGTAGTTGGGGCTGATGAGCTTACTGACGAAGAGCTAGACGCATTCCCACTTGATGATCTTTCTAAATTAGTACAAAGTATCTTGTCGCTAGCGGGTGTAGCTTCTGCAGTTGAGGGAAACGTCTCAGCGAAGAAGAGCTAAATTATTACGAATTAGCTTTTCTTCTAGGATTAACCAGAGCAGAACTTTTAGAGCTAGAGTATGACGAGCTTCTAGGCTGGATGGAGTACTTCAGAAGAAGGCCACCGGGTTGGAGAGCTGACAATAGAGCAGCTATAATAGCAATGTCTCTTGGTGGTGGTAAAGTAAGGCCTGAAGATCTTTTTGACAGTCTAAGAGCTATAAGAGAAGAAAACAAACCAAGAGAAACATCTGCTTCTGAATTTGCTACTAAATTCTTTAAAAAGTTTAAATCTAGATTTACTGAGAAGGATCCTTTTGATGATAACATTGAAGATAGATCTAACTTCTCTGAAGAATGATACTCGAAGCCAAGTAAAAAAAGAAGAGGTGAAAGCTGTTGAAAAATCTGCTTCTGCAGCACTAAGAGATTTAGAAGTTGCCACGCCTGTTGATACAGGCGCAGCTAGTGAAGCTTGGGAAGTCTCTTTTGCTGAAAACAAGGCAGTTTTGTCTAACAGCACTGAGTACATCAAGTATCTTAATGCGGGTTCTTCTAAACAAGCACCTGCAAACTTTATTGAGAACACTGTTTTAAAACACGGTGAACCAATAGGTTCTATAGTTACTTACACATGATAAGAAAAGCCTTATGGAGTCATCCGTAAGGCTTTTTTATTTAAGGAGAAAGAAATGACTGTAGTAGTCAACATGGAAGCTAACTCTTCTAAAGTTGATTCTGCCCTAGCTAAAATATCTGGCAGGTTTCGTGGTATTGAGCAGGAAGCTAATCAAGTAAGTAAGACCGTAGATAAAATTGGTTCATCAAAATTAAAGCTAGACCCAGCAATATCAGAATTAAAAGCTGTTAACAGAAATTTAATAGCCACACAAGGAACACTAACAAGAACTTTTGATGGTGTTACAAAATCATTACAAAGAGCCGCTTTAGCATTGACTGCCGTATTTGCTTCGGGCACAATCGTTAAGGGGTTAATATCGGCTAGTGACTCTGTAACTGGTTTAGGTAACAGAATTGCTCTAGTAACAGGAAGGACCGAAGAACTAGTTAAAGTACAAGATGAGCTATATCTGATTGCTAGAAGAGCTGGTGGTTCTGTAACAGGTGCCGCAGAAACTTTTAATCGTTTTGGTATGTCGCTAAAGGATGTTGGTACTGATACAGCTACCCTATTAAAAGTTACAGAACTAACACAAAAAGCTATTTCTGTTTCAGGGTCTTCCGCTGCTTCTGCTGACGCTGCTATCTTCCAATTAGGTCAAGGTCTAGCCGCTGGCGCTCTACGCGGACAAGAACTTAACTCAGTCATGGAGCAGGCCCCCCGGCTAGCACAAGCTATTGCTGATGATATGGGTGTTTCTATTGGTAAGCTAAGAAGTATTGCTGAAGAGGGCGGGCTTACTAGCGAAGTAGTTCTTAACTCCATACTAAACCAGGGTAAAGCTATTGAACAAGACTTCGGTAGGACTAATAAAACTGTTGCTGGAACTATCACATCACTACGTGATACTATTACTAGACGCATGGCAGATATTGACACATCATTAGGTACCTCTGCTGGCGTTATTGACTTAGCTAACAAGCTAAATGATAAACTATCTGAGTTTGATCCAAGCTCTCTTAAAGGTCTTGAACTAGTGGTTAACTTCTTAAAAGCCACAATAAAGTACAGCCTTGTTGACTCTATTAAGATCTTAGTTGGCTTTGCTAATGTAATCTATTCTATCTTTAAAAGAATTGGTGAATCTTTATATTTCATCTTAACCCCTTTTAGAGAGTTAGGCCTAATCATCTCTCTCGAGCTATATTCAAGCATAAAGGCAGGCACAGTGCTCGCTTTTAATAAAT